GGAATGGTCCTACGAGGGATACCTCGATACTCATGGCATACCTGTGTTCGACACTCCAACAAAGCCAGTCCGAGGTATTGATGGATTTCCTATTGACATCGGAGTTATCGAGCACTGGGATAACGAAGCCGAGGGGTTAAAACAAGATCAAGACGGGTTAAACGAATTTTATAGGCAATTTCCTCGTACTGAGAAACATGCTTTTAGAGATGAAACAAAGGAATCATTATTTAATTTAGTTAAACTCTATGAACAAATAGATTATAATGAAGAATTAAATAATAAAGCAACTATAACTACAGGGAGTTTTCAATGGTGTAACGGATTAAAAGACACTAAAGTAGAATTTTATCCTAATCCTAACGGTAGATTTAAAATAAGCTGGGTACCTGATAAAGAAATCCAAAATAATATAATTCTGAAAAATGGAATTAAATATCCTGGCAACGATCACGTTGGAGCATTTGGTTGCGACAGTTATGATATTAGTGGTACTGTTGATGGTAAAGGATCGAATGGATCGCTTCATGGATTAACTAAGTTTAGCATGGAAGATGCACCACCTAATCATTTCTTTTTAGAATATATAGCTAGACCACAAACCGCAGAAACGTTTTTTGAAGAAGTTTTAATGGCTTTAGTATTTTATGGAATGCCTTTGTTATGTGAGAATAATAAACCAAGATTATTGTATTATTTGAAGCGAAGAGGTTATAGAGGATTTAGCATGAATAGACCAGATCGAGTATGGAACAAACTTTCTATTACAGAAAAAGAAGTAGGAGGAATACCTAATTCAAGTGAAGATATAAAACAAGCTCACGCGGCTGCTATTGAATCTTATATTGAAAACTATGTAGGAAGATTAAAAGAAACTTATGGAGATATGTATTTTCAAAGAACTTTAGAAGATTGGAGTAAATTTAATATAAATAATAGAACTAAACATGATGCAACTATAAGCTCAGGTTTAGCTTTAATGGCTTGTAATAAAAATAGGTATAGACCTATTCCAAAAAGAACAATGAAAACTATGGATTTAGGATTTAAAAAATATAATAATGAAGGTGAAATTTCTAAAATAATACGTTAATGCAAATTTACACTAGCCCAAATGGCACATTTCCCGATCAGGTGGTACCTGATGCAGAAAAAGCAACTTTAGATTATGGTTATTCAGTAGGTAGAGCAATAGAAGGAGAATGGTTTAGAAATAATCAAGGCGCAGGATATAGATTCACAACTAACTATAATAATTTTCACAATCTAAGATTATATGCGAGAGGTGAACAATCAATTCAAAAATATAAAGATGAATTATCCATTAATGGAGATTTGTCATATCTTAATTTAGATTGGAAACCCGTACCTATTATATCTAAATTTGTAGATATAGTAGTTAATGGAATATCTCAACGTAGTTATGAAGTAAAAACTTTTGCTCAAGATCCTGAGTCAATGCAAAAGAGAACTAAATATGCTCAAAACATTATAGATGATATTCAACAACAACAATATCAATTAGCAGTTCAAGAAGCTTTTGGAATAGATATATCTAAAGGTGAAAAAAATGAGAATACTCCAGAAACGATTGATGAGATAGGTATTCACATGCAGTTAAATTATAAACAATCAATTGAATTAGCTGAAGAAGAACTTATTGATCAAGTATTAGATAAAAATAAATACCATTTACTTAGGAAAAGATTAAATTATGATTTAACTGTATTAGGTATAGGAGCTGTTAAAACTAACTTTAATAGATCAGAAGGTATTACTGTTGATTATGTGAATCCAGCTAATTTAGTTTGGTCTTATACAGATGATCCTAATTTCCAAGATTTATGGTACGTTGGCGAAGTAAAAAATGTAAGTATTCCAGAACTTAAAAAGCAATTCCCTCATTTAACTCAAGCTGAAGTTGAAGAAATGGAAAAGTTTAAAGGGAATACAGCATATGAAAGAAATTGGAATGGTAGATATGATGAAAATAGTGTACAAGTTTTATATTTTGAATGGAAAACTTATGCTAATCAAGTATTTAAAATAAAAGAAACTAATGTTGGTTTAGAAAAAGCGATTTTAAAAGAAGATACTTTTAATCCTCCAGAAACTGATAACTTTAAAAAAGCTTTTAGATCTATTGAAGTTCTATATTCAGGAGCTAAAATACTAGGTTATCCTACTATGTTAAGTTGGGGTTTATCAGAGCATATGACTAGACCAGAAGCGGATACAGTTAAAGTTAATATGAATTATAATATTTGTGCTCCTCGATTATATAGAGGACGTATAGAATCTTTAGTAAGTAGAATTACTGGATTTGCAGATATGATTCAATTAACCCATCTAAAGTTACAGCAAGTGTTATCACGTATGGTACCTGATGGAGTGTATTTAGACATGGATGGGTTAGCAGAAGTGGATTTAGGTAATGGTACTAATTATAATCCAGCTGAAGCTTTGAACATGTATTTTCAAACTGGTAGTATTGTTGGTAGAAGTTTAACTCAAGATGGAGATCCTAATAGAGGAAAAGTCCCCATTCAAGAACTTAATAGTTCTAATGGAATGGCTAAAATACAATCTCTTATTCAAACTTATCAGTATTATTTACAAATGATAAGAGACGTAACCGGATTAAATGAAGCTAGAGATGGTAGTAATCCAGATAAAGATGCATTAGTAGGATTGCAAAAATTAGCAGCAGCACAATCTAATGTAGCTACACGCCATATATTGCAAGCAAGTTTATATTTAACATTAAAAACTTGTGAGAATATCTCTTTGCGAGTGGGAGATTCTTTAATGTTTCCTTTAACAAGAATTGCATTACAAAATAGTATTACTAATTACAATGTACAAACATTAGATGAATTATCTAAATTAAATATTCATGACTTTGGGATATTCTTAGACTTAGAACCAGAAGAAGAAGAAAAAGCTGAAGTAGAACAAAACATTCAAATAGCTTTAAAAACAGGTGGTATAGATTTAGAAGATGCTATAGATATAAGAAATATTAATAATCTTAAATTAGCTAATGAACTTCTAAAGAAAAGACGTAGACAGAAGCAAGCTAAAGAGCAAGAAATGCAACAAGCAAATATTCAAGCTCAAGCACAAGCAAACGCTGAAGCAGCTGAAAAAGCTGCATTGGCTGAACTACAGAAACAACAAGCATTAGCAGAAAGTCAATTACAAATTGAACAAGGAAAATCTCAATTTGAGATTCAACGTATGCAAACTGAAGCACAAATTAAAAAAGAACTAATGCAACAAGAGTTTGATTACAACATGCAATTAGCTCGAGTAAAAGTAGATTCGATAACCCAAAAAGAAAAAGAAATAGAAGATAGAAAAGATAACCGTACTAAAATGCAGGCAACGCAACAAAGTAAAATGATAGACCAAAGAAAAAACGATTTATTACCTACGGATTTTGAATCACAAGGTAATGATAATTTAGGTGGATTTGGATTAGAACAATTCGCACCAAGATAACTATTTATTAATTATTATATTATATTATGTCAGAAGTAAAAGAAGAAATTAAAGAAGCTCCAGATGGAACTTTAGAACAAGGAGAGTTTAAAGTTAAAAAGAAAAAACCCAAGAAACTCACTACTAAAAAAAGATCAACAACAAAAATAGATTTAAGTAAAAAACCAGAGTCTAAAAAAGAAGAAGAAAATGCCGTTCTTAAGCAAACAACAAAGGAAGATGTGTCACCGACTAGCGGAGAGAGCAAGGAAACAAGGGAAGAAACCAAAGTGGAACTGCAAGAAGTGGGAGGAACACACTCCGAAGAACAAACCACTTCCGTGGAGAATAAAGAAAAAGAAGAAGTAGTACTAGAAGAAGTTACAAAAGAAGAGGTAAAAGAAGATAAACCTATACTAGAACAACCTAGTACAAACACTCCAGTAAATGATCAAGAAAATTCTATTCCTGAAAGTGTACATAAGTTGTTAGACTTTATGGAAGATACAGGAGGAAATTTAGAAGATTTTGTAAGGTTAAGTAAAGATTATTCTAATGTAGATGAAAGTATTTTACTGAGAGAATATTATAAAAATATTAGACCACATTTAGACAATGAAGAAGTAGACTTTATTTTAGAAGATACTTTCTCATGGGATGAAGACATGGACGATGAGCGAACTATAAGGAAGAAAAAGTTAGCTTATAAAGAAGAAATTGCGAAAGCCAAAAACTTTTTAGACGATCTAAAGGGTAAATACTACGAGGAAATCAAGTTGAGACCCGGAGTAACTCAAGAACAACAAAAAGCTATGGATTTTTTCAATAGATATAACAAAGAACAAACCGCT